TGGGTCTTCGATGTATTGTACAATGGTGTTGCGCCTTAGCCAATCTCGGTCAACACCTCCATCCACTCCTGGCTCGTCATTAGAGCAATAGATGGTGGGCTTCCCACCTCGAACAACTCGTTTGTGTCGGTATTTGTCAGTGCAGGTGAAGTCGGTCTGCCCTCCAAGCCACTGTTTGTAGGAGAACCAGCTTGCGAGTCCTCCACTAAGGTCGTCGAATACATTGTATTCGGAGCTGTCCTCATATTCATCAAGATTGAACATCCCACCGAAGTAGTTATGCTGTCCGAACGAGCGGGCGAGTAGGGTCTTCCCGGTTCTGGAAGGACCCCATAGCATGAGTGAGATAGGTCTGCCCTAACTGGTTAGCTAGGGTTAGGGTTAGGGTTAGGGCTAGGGTTAGAGGGTTAGGGGATAAACCCGGGCCGTTAGGCCCCAGCTCGTTACCCTTACGGGTTAGGGTTAGGGTTAGGGTGGTCTTACCGCCCTCGTTGTCCGAGCCAATCGGAGAAATATTCTCTAAGTCGTGGATACTCAGAGAGTCCAATGGTGATCCCGGTTGGGGACTCGTATTGTCTTCGTACACTTGGAAAGGCGTAATCTGCGTATCTGGAAACGTTCCCGAAGCATGTGATAAGACTTCTCGGATCCAGCGCCTTGCATGTCGCAAAAAACTGGTCTTTGTCTGGTGCATTTGCGATCTCAGCCCATGCGCGTTGGCGATTTCCTTGAGCATTTCCAGTCTGTCTTCCAGGCCTTGGTCGAGTGGCTTCCGTAAAACATTCATGAACAACGTTCTTGTCCTTTCCGACGTATGCATATGCATTAAACGGAGTTCGCGAGACTGGCTTAATGTTCGGGTGCACGCCAAGTACATCCCATCGACGAGAGTTTGTCCAATCCCGAGGTGTTCCGTAGTCCACGAAAGCATGATAATGAGTGCCTCCATCCAGGTGTGACTCTCGTGCGACAATGCAACCTCTGCAGTCTCGGTGTAATATTCGCACAATTGCGTCAGCATCAAAGTCTGGCGGTGTCTGACTGTAAGTGACGATGCAAAACCTCTTGGTGAATCGGAAACGAGTTCCTGGAACTGTGTCATGGCTTCCGATGGACTCTCCGTCACTGAACTCCAGCATGGAAATACGTTCGTCATCTTGGGCGAATTGTTCAGAACTTGGGGAGCAAAGAGGTTCGAAGAGTGGTGAATCCATTCGAGAGCAGATGGGTAGACACAGCGCAAGCTAAATAAGATTCTGTCTACCCATCCCAACTGTGTTGGGTGTGTTTTTCGCCAAGATTAGGCAACAGCCGGCGCGTTTCATCGTGCGGGGTATAAAGGGCGCGGCCCCACTTACCCCTCTTTTGTGACTCACACAATGCCCGAACCTGCAGCCGGTGAGGAATGGCTTACGCACGCTACCGGCGACGCCGGCCCTACCGGACGAATCGGAAGAGGACCTCATACAGGCGGAATACGAGGCGTACACGAAATGCGCCTTTTCGACGACGATCCTATCGGAGGCCGGCCAACCGATTCAAAAAGCGGGTGCTTGCAATCTCTTCTAAGAAGAAGTTTGACACTATGCGGTCGGGATCAGCCAACGGGGTCATCGACGTGACATTCAATGACGTTCAACAAGCGATCATGGCGTGGAGTCCAACGACGATCCCTTACAACGAAGTGGAGCATTCGCCCGCTCATCGCAATTCTCAGCAGATTTTCTTCACTGGCGTCAAGGAGACCCTGGATCCGTATGCCATCTTTCCGTTTCATTGGCGTCGTGTTGTGTTCTGGACCCACGAGAGGTTTCCGCAGTTTGAGACGATCGTCGCTGCAGGCGGGACTCGTTTCCGTTATGGTGTGACTTACGGCGTCACCGATACTCCTGTGCAGGCTATTCAAGAGTTGATGTTCCAGGGCACGATTGGCATCGATTGGGACCCTGATCGCCCCATGGACGCGCGTCTTGACAGGCATCGAATCAAGATTGTTTCTGACAAGCGGGTTAATTTCAATCCGCAGTCGGATAATGGACGCTATTCTGTTTTCAAACGTTGGCACAGCATTCGCCGTCGGATCATGTATGATCAGGAGGAGGCGGGCGATGATCAGATTAGTGATGTTTGGTCCACTGTTGCTCCAACGTCATCAGGCAATTTGTTTATTGTGGATTTCTTTGGCTTTCCGCCTGGTTTGGCACAAGGCGCTGCAGCGAGACTTGGTTTGCAGAGTACAGTTTATTGGAGGGAGTCATGAAACCCAAGCTACTGGGTCTTCGATGTATTGTACAATGGTGTTGCGCCTTAGCCAATCTCGGTCAACACCTCCATCCACTCCTGGCTCGTCATTAGAGCAATAGATGGTGGGCTTCCCACCTCGAACAACTCGT